TATTTCTTAAAAGCTTAATAAACTCGTGCGGTTGAAACTCTCCGTCAAAACAAAAGATAGTATAATACTTATCTAACGGGTTAGGGTTTCTATAAATACTAATAAATCCCTCAGGAATATACTTAAGCGCTACTACGTCATTACGGTCTTTCTCAATATAGCAATAACCGCCCTTACCCATTAGGTAATCCTCTACAAGCGCCTTTTTAAGCTGGTAAGCGTCCAAGGTGTCGCCAGTATCTACGTTAAGTAACTGTACTCGCTTATCGTCTGCCACCTCTTCTACTTTACCGTCCTTACGCTTATAAAGCTTTATAGGCATACTAGCAATAGTCCCGCTTATAAGGTCTACCGCTCCGCTTACGGCTGGTAAGGTCATAGCGTCCTCTCTTTTAATCGTATCTCCGTTTAAGAGAGCCTTAAGCAATACATCATTAACTGTATCAGTATTTACTGTAGTTGTTCTTTTTTTTAATTTACTTAAAATGTTCATGCTTACCCCCCTTCACATTTCCATAATATTATATTTTCATATTTAAAAATTCCTATATTTTTTCCGCTGATTATTTAAGCATAAAAAAAGAGCAACTACGTTAAGTAGTCGCCCTTTAATTTATAACACTTTGGAGGAACTCTATAAGCTATTATACGCTCTCTTTTCTCTTTTGCAAGTCTTTCCTTATTAAGTCTTTAATATATCCTTGCTTGTTGCCACATTGCTCCAGCATTTCTAATATATCTTTATCTGTCTTTTTATTAAGCTTAAGCTTAATCTGTACTGTATTTAATTTGTCATATTTTTCCTTAGCTCTTCTACGGCTTTCTCTCTGCTTATCCGTCATCTTCTGCTCCTCTTATTTCATTAATAAACATTGTATTTATTTCCTTAGCTACTTCCTTGTTAATTTCTGGACTATAGTTAATATAATAGCCGTCTAATATCTCTGATATTCTATTAATTCTCTCTGGCTTTCTATAATCTTCCTTACCGCTAAGCTCTGCTAATAATATCTCATCAACTTCCTTAGCTGTTAATATATGATATACTCGGCTATAGTTATTATAATGCTTTTCTAATATATTTGTAATCTTTTCTTCTCTGCTTATCTTCATTTTAATCTCCTTCTTAAATAATCTTAGTCAGTGCTCTTTGAGTATCAATAGTAATTAACTCTCCTGTACTTAGATGTAATATAATAGTATCTCCAGCTCCGTTAGTGATTTTATTTACATCTTCGTAAAGCTCATTAGGTCTACTTGTTACATGTGTTACTTGTACTTTCATTTTTCTCCCTCTGTTTCCTTTCGTTTAGTTTTTCTGTTACTTCTAGTCTTACATTATCCCATGCCTCACACCAGTCAATAATGTATTTTAATGATAAATGATTTCCTTTATCTATTTTTATGTCATTAGCCTGTTCTGTCGTTATCATTTATAGCTCCTTTTCGTATTCATCAACTAGATAATTAAATAATAGATTTAAGCTTTCAATGCATACCGCCCCTGCTATAGCTATTAATAAGCTTATAATCATATGGTTTTTTAATGTAATTGCTACGCCTACTGCTGCTGCAATTAATACAGCTCCTTTTAATAAGCTTGTGGCTATTGCCTTAATATAAATCTTTTTCTTTTTACTCATTTATTCCTCACTTTCTTCTACAGTCGCTCCTAAATAAAGAGCTTTATTATTAGTATTATTAAGTACTTCTTTTATATTATCTTTTAGTATTTCATATTTTTCCTGTGCTTGGCTATCCATGTTAGAATAGAAAAGATTAATCTTAATTGTTTTCTGCATTACAATTATTCTCCTATCATCAAATAATTGTAAATATCTTCCTGTATTGCTTGTATAATATGTTCTCCAGCTCTTATAACTTGTTTTTTAGTTTGTAAGGCTTCTATGCCATAGGCTCTACTATAGCCATGTATACCATTGTTATTAAAATACCTTACTTTAACTATTATGCCTTGTGGTATAGTTTTACGCTCATATCTTACTGTTTCAAATTCTACCTGCGTCATTGGATAAATTCTATAAATACACTCCTTTAATTCTTTAAGCCTTTCTTTAAGCTCTTCCATTTAGTTCTCTCCTTTCTAATCATCAATCTTATTAATTACTAATGTTAATATAGCTACTATTATTAATCCTACCAACGTGCCTACTAACTTAGTTGCTATAAAGCTTCCAAAGCTTCCGCCTGTTCGCAATACTTTTCCCAATTTTCTTTACTCATTTCTTTTAAATAAGCCTCTTTACTTGCCTTGTATTCTCTTAAAGCGTCCTCTCTATTTGTTGCTACCATTTTGTTTTAACCCCTTTCGTATGCTTTGTTTTTTTCTGTTCCCTTGGAACAACTATATAATACTACTTTCTTCTATCGGTGTATACTGATAAAGTTACTAAAATCTAATAGTAAGATTTATGCAACTTTACCAACTTTATTTAATACTTAACTCCTATATAGTCTAGGACTTTACCAAGTCCCAGCCCTTTTTTATTTGGTTGCCAGTTCCCATTTGCTTCTTCGCCCCCGTTAATACAATAGTCGTATTGTCTTGGGTGCGTTTCTTTTAGTCTTTCAAATCTGTTAGGGCTTTGCTCTAAGTGACACCCAAACATACAAAATATACACCCCGTGCGGTCACACCCAGTAGTTACTAATATGTCTCCGCTTCTGTAGTTCCCTAAATAGTCTTGTATAGCTATTTGTCCGTCTAATTGCTCGTCGTCGTTTTTAATTTGTATATCGCCATATACTGAACAATAAGGCACGTTATACTCTTTTATGTAGTGTAGTATGTCTTGCTCCGTCCAAAATGCTAGCGGTGTGCTTACTGGTCTTTTAGCATTAAAAGCGTTACACCCCTCTTGTTTCCAGCGTGTTTTCCTTGCTCGGCTTTCATTTGCTAAAGTAGCTATTATAGGTTTTCGCCCCGTTTCCTTTTCGTATCTTTTGGCTGGTTTTTTTTTCATAATATCGCAACACATATCACTAATTTTAAAATCTGACTCTAAAAGGTAGCTCCACTTTTCTTTATTGTATGCCGACGTGTTAGAGTCTTTATTTTTTCTTAATCCGTTAAATTCTTTGTAAGCGGTGCTTTCTTCCACTTGTCTCTTTTTCTCTGCGTTATGATATTCTTTAACACGCTTTGACACTTCTTTACTTATTACTGGGTAGCCATACATCTTTATAACCTCGTCAAATCTCATAGCTGGAGTAACTGTTATAACATTCTTTTGTGACTTTGCAAACTTTTGTATTTCGGGATATTCTAACCCCGTATTAACAAATACGCTAGGTACGTCGCTATACATATTATCTACTATATGTTTTAAAACGGTGCTATCTTTACCGCCCGAAAAGCTAACATATACTAACCCGTTATACGCCTCGTACCAATCTCTAATCCTTTGTTTAGTCATTTGTATTTTAGTTTCTAAGCTAAAGCTCTGCATTATTTTAAGCTCGCCGTCTGTATGCTTTGGTCTTGCCGTAAGCTCTAAATCTTCCTCACGCTTTTTTATAAATTCCTTTTTTCCTTTTCTTGTGCAAGTCTCCCAGCTCTCGCAAGTGACTGAACTGCAAACTTTATTATAATCTTCTTCAAATAAACAAAACGTCATTTCTCTGCCCTTTCTTTCTATAATACTTTTATTTTCTTCCCGTACTCGCCGTTAGTATATACTCTACAATAACTAATGCTCTTAAATTCTTTGCGAGCTATCATTTCTTTTAAGTTTAGTTCTCTCTCTTCCTTGCTATCTACGTTAAAGCTATCTTGTTGCCCATCATTCCAAGTGAAATATATTGCAAATTTATGTTTTCTCATATCCTACCGCCTTTTGTGTTGTTTACTTGTCCCTACGTCTATTATATTAAACCTTTTTAGTGTCGGTGTATACTGATATAATAATCAAAATAAAAATATTTTTTAGTGCATTTTTAACAAAAGCGCACAAAACAAAAGAGACGCCGTTAAGCGTCTCTATAATACTTGTATAGTAAAGTCCATTTGGTTTAAGAAATAATCTTGCTCCAGCAAGTAAGTAGCATTTATTAAGGCTACTACCATATCTACTTTACCTTTAGATTTTTTCTTATTAACGTATAAGTTTTTATTAGTGTCGTAAGTACAGCGGGCATTTTGGAAATTAATTTCTAACAGCCTATTAGTAGTATACTTAAACTCTCCAGCTAAAATCTTTTCCTTAAGCCTCTTAGTCGGTGGGTGTAATACGCTAGAGTGCTGGCGTATTTCTACGGTATTATAACCAGCTCTCTCTAATTTCTGAGCCGTGCTAAGAGCGTTGTAACGGTCGTAGCCTATAGCTTGTACTTGTACGTTATATTTTTCCTCTACACTTAGTATAAAATCCTCTACTACGGCGTAGTCTATAACTTTGTCCCCACAAGCTATAGCTTTCATAGCTCTAATAAACTCTCTGTAGTCTATCTTTTCAAAAGTATTTTTTTCATCTATACGCCCCTCAGGGATAAAAGCTATAACATCAGCTAATATATTGTCGTCCTCGTCTACTCCTACCATAGCTACGCTAGTATTGTCGTTAGTCTCTGATAAGTCTAGCCCTAAATATACTACCCTACCGCTCCAATCTATGTTAGTTACTCGGCACTTTTGCACGTCGTTAACGTCTATATACGTCTCAGTCCCGGCGCCTTGGTAGATAATATTACAGTGCTTAGTTACAAAGTTTTCCCTAGCGCTTTCCATAGCTACGGCTTTAGCTCTTTTCTTTAGTAAATCTTCCCATATTTCGGGTATCTCTAAAGCTACTGGGTTAGCTTGCTTTAATACTAAGTCGTCGCTTTCCCAGTTCTTAGGGTTATCAGGCTCGTATAGTAAACTAAATATAGTCTCGTCGTCTTGTACTCCGTCTAATACCTTTTTAGCATAGCTTACCCAGTCCTCAAACGGGTTATCTATTGTAGGGTACTTAGTTGAAATAATAAAGCCCAGCTTATTTAATATGTTTAACTGTCCTGATTGCATAGCCTCAATAGGGTAGCTAGTTGGTAGCGCTCCTACTTCATCAGCGCAAAAGACGTTAGGTAATCTACCGTCCATACGGCTAGTACTGAAAGCTAAAGGAGTAAATTTAATATCTAGTGGCTTAAATAGTATATAGTCTCTTAGTATCTTAAAGCGCTTAACTCCTTTGTACTCATATATTGCTGGGCTACTCCTTATGATTTCTGCTATAGCTTCTCTAATCTCCTTACTTAAAGCTCCATCTGGAGCTACTGAGTAAAACTTACTAAATTTAGGCTCACTGATAAATAGTAATATAAACAGCGTTGCTATAGTAAATGTCTTAAAGTTTTTTCTGCATATCTCTAGTATACCTATCTCATAGCGCCGCTTTTTAGGATTGTCTCTATACACTGTACATAGAATAGCAATATAGAAAAGCCATTGATAGCCTGTAGAGCACTCGTATAAGCTCTGTCCTGCTTTTAAGCCTTTAGGCATTACTAATAGTTTAAGTATTCCCTCAATTTGCTTTATCTTTTTCTCATTGAGGATATACTTTTTATTTTTTCCTTCTGCAATTTTAATAAACTCCCTAGCCTGCTTCTTAACATATTTAGGCGTAGTCTTTTCTTTTACAATCTTTTTAGCATATTCATAAGCTTTATTCAATGCTATCACCACCAGCTATTAACTCTACTAATGGGTCTACTTCTTCTTGATTTTTTACAGCTCCAGCTCCGTTTAAAATCTTTAGTAAAGTTGATACTGTTTTATTTGCGCTGTCTGTAGTTCTGTTATAAGCAT